GATGCTCGTGAGATGGTCAACATGCTTGTCGAGACCCCCGCAGAATTGTTGGGGTTGTCAATGTCCCCCAAACGATTCATGAAGCGAGTAAAGGAGTGTCTTGTGAAAAAAGGAAAAACAAAACAACAAGTTGAGAGGGCTCACAGAGAACTTCTAACTACTTTTCAAACAGCATGGGCCTGAAATTTCCAAAAGGAACGGAACCCATCAAAGGATTTGGTGGGTTTTATCGAATAGATCGAAACGGGGTTGTTTGGTCTTGCCGAAAACGAATTGGGATCGGCAAGACTGGAGGCAAGGGTTCATGGAAAACACTTTCTGGGACCATTGGCATAGGAGGCTATCCGATGGTCACACTGACTAAAAAATTGAAATGCTACAGACCACACCATGTCCATCGTCTCGTCCTAGAAACTTTTGTTGGGCCACGTCCTAACGGAATGGAGTGTCGTCATTTGGATTCAAATCCTCGAAATTGTTCTTTGAACAATCTGGAATGGAACACCAAGCTAGTGAATCAACAAGATAGACACGCGAATCGAAGTGATAATCGCGGAGAGCGTTGTGGGTTGGCAAAATTGAATTGGAAAGAAGTTAGAAAGATTAGGAAGTTGTATGCAACAGGGAAATATTGGTTGCAGACGCTTGCAGATCGATACGGCGTGTCTGAGTCATCCATTTCCAGCGTAGTTCTTCAGAAGACGTGGAAAGAAAAATGGGATTGTTCAACGAATTAAAGATAATAAGGACGGAGACACCGAGTGAACTGATTGGAATTCCGTTGTCTCCGAAACGATTCATGAAAAAAGTGAAAGAATATCTCGTGCGGCAGGGACGGAAGCCCTCGCAGGTGGAGCGGGCACACGAAGAACTTCGTGTTCGTTTTCAGGAAGCTTGGGCTTAATAAAAATAGAAACAATTATGGAGTCCACTGATGCTCACTATGGCGTAGGCTGTTGCTCTGGTGGAAACGCCAGTTCCGGCGAATCTGCGAACCCGCGAGCTAGAGAGAACGAAGCGTCCAAAGTTTCGTCGTGGACTTCCATTCGTAATATATGAACTGTCGTTACTGCAATAAGCTAATCCCTGAAGGATGCGAGGTCGCCACCTACGCCTACTGGGACACACGCCCTGTCGAAACACGTCAGAAGTTCTGGTGCCATCCCGAATGCAAGGACGTTGGCATAAAGCAGGAAGCGTTCGACTGCCAGCAGATAGACGCGGATTGTAATGACTGTGGTCATTTCAAACGTGGCGAAGTCGAGAAACGTTGGCTGTCCTGCATGGCGGACGGAAAGCCATCAGTGCGACTCGTGAACATGGGATTCATTCATGGTCATTGTCTGAAATTTGACCGGGCTACGATTGCCCAGCCGAACAAGTGGACCGGGATGGAGTGCTTTGAGCATCGTAGGACTGTTGTTAGAACTTTGAATTGATTAAATGAAAAAACTCTGCATCCCAACATCCACTCTGGATCAACACATGGTGGTCCTGGGTAAAACAGGAGCTGGTAAATCTTCTGCGTTGCGGCACATCGTGGAGCACTTGCTTCGACAAAAGAAACGGGTCTGCATCATCGATCCCAAGGGGGATTGGTGGGGATTGAAATCTTCTGCCGATGGAAAGAGTGCTGGCTTCCCCGTGATTGCATTCGGTGATTTCAAAGAGACTCGGGCGAGTGATGTGCCAATCAATCAACAGAGTGGGAAGCATGTAGCAGAGTTGATCACGACTGGAAACCGTCCGTGCATCATCGGATTTCGGGGATGGATGACGGCACATATGGTAAGATTCTGGATCGATTTTGCTTCGGGTGTGTTCAACACGAATGTAGGCGAACTCTATTTGGTGATCGACGAATGTCACAACTTCGCTCCGAAAGGACAGGTGAAGGGTCAGGAGGGGGACATGGCAAAGTGTTTGCACTGGTCCAATCGATTGATGGCGGAAGGACGTGGACTCGGGATTGTGTGTCTGATTGCATCTCAACGACCGCAGAAGGTCCACAACGACACGTTGACGAGTTGCGAGACGTTGGTAGCAATGCGGGTAATCCACGCAGCAGATCGAGGTGCGGTGGAAGATTGGATTGAGGGTTGTGGAGATCCCGCACAAGGAAAAGTAGTTCTAAATTCATTGGCAGGGATGGCACGGGGGGAAGCTTTTGTGTGGTCCCCTGAAGCGGGCTTCGGTCCTGAACGTGTGAGGTTTCCAATGTTCACCACGTTCGATTCCTTTGCTCCTCCACAGTTGCAGAAGAAGGTGAGCACTGCTGGATGGGCTGATGTGGACCTGGATGCAGTGAAGGAAAAGCTCGCTCAAGTCATCGAGGAATCGAAAGCGAACGACCCTTCTGAACTTCGTCGTGAGATCGCCAAACTGAAACAGGAGTTGGCGAAGAAACCGAAGGTGGATACTGCCAAACCGGAGATCAAAGAAGTCCCAGTCCTGACTGATAAAGAACGATCCAGACTCACCAAACTCATTGAATCATTGAGCAGGCACTACATAAAATTGGACAATCTTCTTCAAGCCACAAACGCTCTTAAGCCAGAAGTTGATTTCATCAAGTCGAAACTGAACACACCTGCTGTAGCAATCACTAAATTTGTTCAGAAATTTTCACATAAACCCGTTCGAGTGGCAGATCCGGAATATGTCACACACAAACCCACACACCAAACCCCCATCGAACACAATGGAGAAGTCAAACTGACGAAGTGTGCTCGGGTGCTGCTCGCTACCCTGGTTCAACACGGCCCATCCACCAAACGCAAATTGTCGCTGGCTTCCACCTATTCGATCAAGAGCAGTGGATTTGCCAACGCTCTTTCAGAATTGCGTGGTGTCGGAGCCATCGAAGGAAAGGATGTATTGAAAGCGACGGAAGACGGAATCGCCATGATCGGAGAAGTGGACCCGTTGCCAACAGGGGGAGCACTGCGTGGTAAATGGATTCACCAACTTGGGAAGTGTCCTTCAAAGCTCTTGGAGATGCTGATAGAATTTTATCCAAATTTTACTTCACGGGATGAACTGGCTGCTCAGTCGGGATACTCCGAGACCAGTAGTGGGTTTGTGAATAGTTTAAGTGAACTGCGTGGATTGGAACTCATTGAGGACGGTCCTGACAAATCAATCAAAGCTGCTGATGAGTTGTTTGCCAATGACTGATCTAAAACCATTTCAGTTGGAGGACGTGAAGCAAATCTACCATTTCAGTGGACGTGCTTTGGTTGCAAACGACATGGGCACAGGAAAGACCATCGAAGCCCTCTATTGGCTAAAGAAAATACCCAAACTCCGTCCAGCTATCATCATCGTTCCATGCTCTATGAAATGGACTTGGCAGGCCGAAGCCCACCTTCATTTCGGAATGCACACCGAGGTAATCGACGGGCACTTAAAAGGTCATCGAACACTTCCAACTGGGGATATTCTCATCCTCAATTACGATCTCTTGAAGTCGTGGTTGTCGGCTTTGGTCAAAACCAAACCGCAAGTCATAATCTTGGACGAAATTCATTTTTGCAAAAACCCCAAAGCAATTAGAACAAAAGCAGTTTTGACACTCACAAGACAGTCCTCGGTAAGATCAGTTGTCGGACTGAGCGGAACTCCGATGACAAATCGTCCAATTGAGTTGTGGCCAGTTCTGCAAGCCATACGTCCTGATCTCTTCCCCAGCTTTACCAAATTCGCGTGGCGCTACTGCAAACCCAAATACACTCCATGGGGTTGGAGGTTCGATGGGTCAGCGAACGAGGGGAAACTCAATCGAATCCTCAAACGGGAGGTCATGATCAGGCGACTGAAGAAGGATGTCCTGCCTGAACTCCCTGACAAAGTTAGAAGACCTGTCTCCTTCAAACTCAGTTCCTACAAGGAATATGACGAAGCGGAAAAGGACTTTCTGAAATGGTTAAGTAAACTGAGTCCAGCCAAAGCCAAACGTGCCAAAAAGAGTCAGGCGTTGACCAAAGTAGGATACCTGCTGCGCCTGTGCGCCAAACTCAAACTGGAGTGGACCACGAGGTGGATCGAGGATTTCTTTGAAGCCAATCCAGATGAGAAACTGGTGGGACTTACTATGCACACGTTTGTCATCGACCATCTCAAAAACAAATTCGGTCATCAGTGCGTGGTCGTTGATGGTCGAGTCACGGGACGGAAACGAGCGGAGAGTGTGCGACTCTTCCAATCCAACAAACGGGTCCGTCTGTTCATTGGAAACTGGATTGCGGCCGGGATGGGTCTGAACCTCCAGTCAGCCAGTAATTTTGTGGCCCTGGATTATCCGTGGACACCGGGTCATCTGGTGCAGGGTGAAGATCGAATTCATCGAATCGGTCAGAAGAAAAACTGCTACATTCACTATCTGGCTGTGCTCCGCACCATCGAAGCAAAATTGATCAATATCCTGAAACAGAAGTCCAAAACTCTGGATGCCATTCTCGATGGTGGAAGATCACCAAATAATTTAGACATCTTTGATATTCTGTTGAGAGAAATGAGAAAAAGTGCATATGAATAAAACCCAAAAGAGATTTATTGATTTGGTGATACGAAAGTTTGAGAAAATGACAGAAGAACAGAGGGCTGAAATGTTCTTAGCAATCAATCGAACCTTCTGCCAATACTGCGGTCGGGAGCATCGCAAGAAACCCTACGAA